GACCGCCGCTGGGCTTGGGAGGTGGTCGAGGAGTGCAACGATTTCCCGAGTGGTACCCACGACGACTTGGTGGACGCCACGACGCTAGCGCTCCTGAGGTTCCGGCAGGGTGGGTTCATCCGCCTGCCGACTGACGAGCCGGAGCCGGTCAAGTGGTTCAAGAGCCACCGCCGAGAAGCGTACTACTAGGAGAATTTAGATGGCCATCGACAAATCCCTCTACGAAGCCCCGGTCGGTATCGGTGGCCTTGCTGCTGCCGAGCCTGCCCTTGAGATCATGATCGAGGACCCTGAGAGCGTAGCCATCGGAGTAGATGGCGCGGTCATAGAGCTTATGAAGTCGGAGCCGCGTGCCGAGGACTTCGATGCAAACCTTGCCGAGTTCATGGGCGAAGGGGACTTGCAGAGCCTTGCCTCCGAGCTTCTGGGCAACTACGAGCAGGACCTCTCCAGCCGTAAGGACTGGTTGGATACCTACGTCAAAGGACTGAAGATCCTCGGCATCCGGTACGAGGAGAGGACCGAGCCGTGGCCGGGTGCCTGCGGTGTGTTCCACCCGCTCCTCATGGAGTCGGCGGTCAAGTTCCAGTCCGAGACCATCATGGAGACCTTCCCTGCGGCAGGTCCGGTCAAGGCCAAGATCGTGGGCAAGGAGACCACTGAAAAGAAGGACGCCGCCATCCGTGTCTCGGATGACATGAACTACCAGCTGACCGAGGTCATGAAGGAGTACCGCCCGGAGCACGAGCGGATGCTGCTCAGCCTCGCCTTGGCGGGTAACGCCTTCAAGAAGGTCTACTTCGACCCGAGCCTCGACCGTCAGACCGCGATCTATATCCCGGCTGAAGACATCATCGTGCCCTACGGTGCGCCGAACCTTGAGACCGCAGACCGCGTCACGCACCGGATGCGCAAGACCAAGAACGAGCTGCACAAGCTTCAGTATGCAGGGTTCTACCGGGACATCGACTTGGGTGAGCCGGTCCGCACGATGGACGAGGTGGAGAAGCAGAAGGCGGAGGACCAAGGCTTCTCGGCCACGATGGACAACCGCTTCCAGCTCCTTGAGATGCACGTCAACATCGACCTGCCGGGTTACCCCGATGTCGACAAGGACAACAACGAGACAGGGCTGGCACTACCTTATGTGGTGACCATCGAGAAGGGTACGGGGACGGTTCTGGCGATACGCCGCAACTGGCGAGAAGATGACAGACTCAAAGAGAAGCGGCAGCACTTTGTCCATTACGGATATATCCCCGGCTTTGGCTTCTATTATTTCGGACTTATACACCTTATCGGCGGTCACTCTAAGGCGGCAACCTCCCTCCTTCGCCAACTTATCGACGCCGGAACTCTTAGCAATCTTCCGGGTGGTCTCAAATCACGTGGCCTCCGTATCAAGGGAGACGACACCCCCATCGCCCCCGGAGAGTGGCGAGACGTAGACGTACCGTCTGGTGCGGTGCGCGACAACATCCTGCCGCTGCCCTACAAGGAGCCGAGCCAGACCCTTGCCATGCTCATGGACAAGGTGGTCGAGGAGGGTCGCCGCTTCGCTGCGGTGTCGGACCTGAAGATCTCCGACATGTCCTCGCAGGCCCCGGTCGGTACGACGCTCGCCATCCTTGAGCGTGTATTGAAGGTGATGTCGGCGGTGCAGGCCCGCATCTACTACGCGATGAAGCAGGAGTTCAAGCTCCTTGCGGGCATCATCCGTGACAACACCCCGGACGAGTATTCGTACGAGCCGGAGGTCGGCAAGCGCAGCGCCAAGAAGGCCGACTACGATGATGTGGATGTCATCCCTGTCAGTGATCCGAACGCGGCCACGATGTCGCAGAAGATCGTGCAGTACCAAGCGGTGCTCCAGCTCTCACAGACCTCGCCCAACATCTACGATATGCCTTATCTGCACAGGCAGATGATCGAGACTTTGGGGGTCAAGAACGCCGAGAAGATCATCCCGCTTGCTTCGGATGCCAAGCCGCGTGACCCCATCACCGAGAACATGGACCTGATGATGAGCAAGCCTGCCAAGGCGTTCATGTATCAGGACCACGAGGCGCACATGCAGGTGCACATGGCGCTTTTGCAGGACCCGAAGATCGCCGCGATGATCGGGCAGAGTCCGCAGGCGCAGCAGATGTCTGCCGCCATCCAAGCCCACATCATGGAGCACATGGCGTTCCAGTACCGCCGCGAGATCGAGAAGCAGTTGGGCGCGGCTCTGCCGCCCTTGCCGCAGCAGGATCAGGACGAGTACAACCTGCCGCCTGAGTTCGAGGCTCAGCTCTCCCAGCTTGCTGCCGTGGCCGCAGCGCGTGTCTTGCAGAAGGATCAGGCCGAAGCGCAGATGCAGCAGGCGCAGCAGCAGATGCAGGACCCGCTCATCCAGATGCAGCAGATGGACCTCCAGATCAAGCAGCTCACGGCGCAGACCAAGGCGCAGCAGGCTCAGATGGATGCCCAGATCCGCATGATGGAGCAGCAGCGCAAGGCCCAGAAGGACGTGGTGGACGCCGCTGCCAAGCTCGATGAGCTTGAGCTTCGCAAGGCTGAGATCTCCGCTTCGCAGCAGCTGGAGGCGGCGCGGCTCGGCGTCGACATCCAGAAGGACAAGGCTGCGCTTTCCGCCAAGCAGCAGATCGAAGGGGTCCGGCTCGGACTTGAGATCGGCAAGGCGCGTGACGATGCAGATTTTCGCCGCACCCCGGCGCAACCCACAGGTGACTGATGGCTTATTCAAACGCTCTGGAGTACTTGGACGCAAAGCTCCAAGACGAGCGCACGTTGATCGTTGAGGCCCTTATCCAAGGCAAGTTGGACGAGGGCGAGTACAAACGACTTTGCGGGGCTTTACAGGGTCTTGAACTCGCAAAGAACCACATCAAAGACCTTGCAAAACGCTTGGAGCGCGACGATGAGTAGTATCAATGTAGAGAAGACGCAGGAAGAAGCCGCCAAGGCCAAGCTCCTGCCAGAGCCGAAGGGGTTCCGAATCCTGTGCGCTGTGCCGCACGTGGAGGAGGAGTTCGACGGTGGCATCATCAAATCGGACGACACCAAACGGATCGAGGAGCAGACGACCGTCGTGCTCTTTGTCGTCAAGATGGGCGACCTTTGCTACGCCGACAAGGACCGGTTCCCCACCGGGCCGTGGTGCAAAGAGGGGGACTTCGTGCTGACACGCCCCTACTCCGGCACCCGCGTGGTCATCCACGGACGTGAGTTCCGCATCATCAACGACGACACGGTCGAAGCGGTGGTCGAAGACCCCCGTGGCATCCGTCGCGCATAAGGAGTTGTTTTTATGCAACAGGAAGAATACAAGTTCCCCGACGAGATTGAGGCTGAGAAGCCCAAGGCTCAGGAAGTCTCTGACGAGATTGAGGTCAAGGTAGAGGACGACACCCCGCCTGAAGACCGTGGCCGCAAGCCCCTCCCGAAGGAGATCGTCGACGAGCTGGATAAGGACGACCTTGAGGAGTACTCCGAGAAGGTCAAGAAGCGCCTCGGCCAGATGAAGAAGGTCTGGCACGACGAGCGCCGTGCCAAGGAAGCCCTTGCCCGCGAGAAGGAGGAAGCCCTCCGATTCGCCCAGACTCAGTTCGAGGAGAACCGACGTCTCAAGCAACGCCTCGGGGTAGGCGAGAAAGCCTATATCCAAGAGGTCACCAAGGCGGCTACCGGGGAACTTGCCACGGCCAAGGAGCGCCTGAAGCAGGCTTACGAGTCGGGTGACGGGGAGAAGATCGCGGAGGCTCAGGAAGCCCTGACCGACGCCAAACTGAAATTGAAGGATTACGAACGTTTCCAGCCCTCTTTACAAACCGAAACGGAAAGAGTACAACCCAGTCAACAGGTTACGACACCGCCGCAGTCCACCCCCGTCGCTGACCCAAAAGCAGAGGCGTGGAGGGCAAGGAACTCGTGGTTCGGTGCTGACGAGGAGATGACCTCCCTCGCACTCGGCCTGCATGAGAAGTTGGTCCGGTCTGGTGTCGATCCGCGTAGTGACACGTACTATGCCGAGATCGATAAGACCATGCGTAGGCGATTTCCCGAGAATTTCGAGGGTGATGCCGAGCAAACGATGGAGAAGGAAGAGAAGCCCTCTCCACGCACAAAGCCAGCCAATGTGGTGGCTCCGGTAACGCGGGGAACCGCGCCGCGTCAGGTCCGCCTGACACCGTCTCAAGTTGCGCTTGCCAAGAAGCTTGGCATCAGCAATGAACAGTACGCACGTGAAATCTACAAACTGGAGAACATGTAATGGCTGAGAACAGATTGGCTCGTGAACTCGAAACCCGAGAAGCGACGCAACGCAAAATGGACTGGAAGCCCCCTCAGACGCTCCCTGAACCGGAGCCGCAGGATGGTTGGGTCTTCCGCTGGATCCGGACGAGCATTATGGGTCAGGCGGACCCGTCGAATACGTCCGCAAAGTTTCGGGAAGGTTGGGAGCCTGTCAAGGCCGAAGACCAGCCCAAGTTGATGATGCAGACCGATCCGAACTCCCGTTTCAAGGGGAACATCGAGATCGGCGGGTTGTTGCTCTGCAAGGCTCCGGCTGAGCTGATGAAGCAGCGTGATGCTTATTACGCCAAGCAGGCTCAGGCGCAGATCCAGTCTGTGGACAACAACTTCATGAGGCTGAGCGATGAGCGGATGCCGCTGTTCAATGAACGGCGCTCCACGACTTCGTTCGGCAAGGGCAAATAAACTTTTTTGGAGTAATCAATGGCATATCCTACTATTGACAAGCCGTATGGCTTGAAGCCGGTCAATCTGATCGGTGGGCAGGTGTTTGCCGGGGCCACTCGTCAGCGTCGCATCCATTCCAGTGCTTCGAGCATTGGCTACGGCGACCCGGTCGAGTTCACCTCCAGCGGCACCATCTCTGTCTCAACGGCCACGTCCGCTGCCGTCAACGGCGGCTTCGCGGGTGTGTTCTTGGGATGTAACTATGTGTCTTCTGTGACGGGTCAGCCGACCTACTCGCAGTCTTGGATTTCGGGCACGGCGGTGAAGTCCGGTACGTTTGTTTATGCGTACATTGCGGATGATCCGAACACCCTGTTCAAGGCTGTGGGCGTTTCGGCGTCCCTGAACGTCTCGACCACGAACGGCTTCACGTATGCCGATATCGGTGCCAACGTCGAGTTGGTGGCCAATACTCTGAATACGACCACGAACGATTCGCAGCAGGGCCTTCTCATCGGCTCTGTGGCGACGACCCGTTCGCTGCCGATCCGTATCGTTGACGTTGTTGAGGATACGGCGTTTGTTTCGAGCGGAACTACCTACTACCCCGAAGTCATTGTTAAGTTCAATGCCCCGTATACCACGGGTGCTTCGGGTGTGGTCGTTGGTGGTCACGCTTACAACAACCCGCTCGGAACCTAATAGGGGAGTTCTAAGACATGGCTATTTCACGCGCACAACTGCTCAAGGAACTCCTTCCGGGTCTGAACGCCCTGTTCGGCCTTGAGTACAAGACCTATGGTGAGGAGCACAAGGAGATCTACGATACCGAGACCTCCGAGCGTTCCTTTGAAGAAGAGACGAAGCTGAGCGGGTTCTCCGCTGCCCCGGTCAAGGCCGAGGGTTCCGCCATTGCGTATGACAACGCGCAGGAAGCTTGGACGGCTCGTTACAACCACGAGACCATCGCTCTCGGCTTCTCCATCACGGAAGAGGCGGTTGAGGACAACCTGTACGACTCGCTCAGCAAGCGCTATACGAAGGCTCTTGCTCGCGCTATGGCGTACACGAAGCAGGTCAAGGCGGCGTCTGTCCTGAACAACGGCTTCTCGTCCAACTACGTTGGTGGTGACGGGCAGGCTCTGTTCAGCGCGAGCCACCCGCTGGTCTCGGGCGGCACCAACAGCAACCGTCTGACTGCGTCGGACCTCAACGAGACTTCGCTTGAGGCCGCTGTCATCCAGATCGCTGGTTGGACCGACGAGCGTGGTCTCCTCATCGCGGCGAAGCCTCGCAAGCTCATCGTGCCCCCGGCGCTGATGTTCACTGCGAAGCGTCTCCTCGACACGGAGCTTCGTGTGGCGACTGCGGACAACGACATCAACGCTCTCAAGGTGATGGGGTCGATTCCCGGTGGCTATACGGTCAATCACTTCCTGACCGACACGAACGCTTGGTTCCTTACGACCGACGTTCCGAACGGCATGAAGCACTTTGTCCGTACTCCGCTCCAGAACTCAATGGATGGAGACTTCGATACAGGTAACGTACGCTATAAGAGCCGTGAGCGTTACTCGTTCGGATGGAGCGACCC